GTTTCCTTCAAGGAGACCGATCTCGCCTTTCTTCAGGATTCCACCTTTTTCGAGCTGAACCATATCAATCTTGCTGATCTTGGAAATGCTAACACCCGGAATCTTATTGATGATACCGATTGCTCCGTTTATCATACTTATGAATCCGTTGATGATATTAATAGCTCCGCCGAGCACAGCGTTGATTACATTCCTAACAGCGCCGCCGACCGCATCGCCAACCGCCGTTCCAACTTCGGTAAAGATTGAAACGATATCATTCCATACTCCGCTGAAGAACTCGCCAAGCGCCCCGAATATCTCTGTGACGGCATCGTAAGCAGCTTGGAATTTTTCAGAGAACCAAGTGCCAATACTCTCAAACACGCCTGTAATAGTATTCCAAGCATCTGAGGCGATCTGACAAATGCCTTCCCATATATCCGTAAAGAACTGCTTGATACTATCCCAAGCCTCTGACCAAAACTCAACAAACGCTTCGATCAAGCCTGTAAGGAACTGATTGAACTCTTCCCAAGCCTGCGTGATTGTCTCAATAAGGCTCTGCATCATTTCGCAGAACTCTTCCCATAGCATCTGCGCCGCTTCAACGATGGCATCCCAATTCTTTATAACCATTATGATTGCCGTGATAGCCGCAACAACCGCCGCTATAGGTGCGAGACAAGCTGTTAAAGCCGCCCCGAATCCGCCCGCCGCTCCGATTGCTCCACTTATCGCCCCGGTTACGATGCTAACCACCTTAATGACAGCCGATATTCCGGTCGCAACCTTGCCGATGATGATGAGTAAAGGTCCGAGTACGCCGATCACAAGACCGACTTTGAGGATTATATCCTTCATTTCCGGGCTGAGATTCTTCCACCATTTAGCGAACTCTTTCAGCTTGTCAGAGCATTTCTTGATTATAGGACTCAAACTCTCGCTAATGGTCTTTCCGACCTCTTTGAGAGCGTCTTTCATATTGTTTGAAGCGACTTTGACCTCGCCGCTGCCATCCTCAAGGTTCTTATATGTATCCGTTACCGAATCGGTCGCATCTGCAAGGATTAACGCTGAATCCGATACATTCTTAAAGTCTAATGAGCCATTCTTTAACGCTTCGTAAACTGTTGCACCTGAAGTGCCGAACATATCGTAAGCGTAAGCGAGACCATCCATATCGCTTGTGCCGTTTAATACCGCATTCTGAAGGTCTGAAAGAGCATCGTCTAAGCCTTTGCCCTCTTTAGCGGCATTCTTCATAGCTTTGCGCATTCCTGCAAGGACTGTATTTGCATCGGCGCCGGATGTTTCAAGTTGTCCCATAAATTGAACGGATTGATATACTGAAAGCCCCATCTCATTAAATGCTGCAGCGTTGGAAACAAGACCATCTTCGAGCTTATCAACTGAAATGCCGGTATTCTGTGCAGTCCTGTTAAGCACATTAAGGAGTGATCCGGCTGAGCTTGAGTCCTTCCCGAATGCTTTGAGCGCTTTGTCTACCTTGTCAACCGATGTCGATACGTCTGTTTTATTCAAATCGGCAAATTTTACAAACTGAGTTGATAGGTATTCAAGCGTATCGCCGGTCGATCCGAATCTTGTACTTACTTCTCCGACCGCCGCCGCCGCTGTCTCAAACTCTGTCGGGATTGACGTTGCTATGCCGGATGCGATGTCTCTCATTTCCTCCAAGGCTTCGCCGGTTGCTCCGGTCTTTAAAGCTACGCTATCAAGCGCATCATCCACGTCATAGAATGTCTTTACGGATAAAGCGCCGAAAGCACCGACCGCCGCCGATGCGGTTTTGGTAAGCTTCTCGCCTATATCGGTTATCTTATCCCCGACCGCCTTAAGCTTCTCAGCGGACTTATCAAGAGCGCTCTGAAAGCTCGCCATTTTGTTCGAGCCGCCTAAGTCCTTGATGGCTGTGTCCGTGTCCTTTGCCTGCGTCTTGAGGTCTTTAAGCTCTGCGGTGGTCTTTGCAATCTCAGCGTTCATTGTGTCATACTGAGATTTCGTGATTGTGCCTTCCTCAAGAGCTTTCGCCGCCTCTTGCGCTGCCTGCTTCTCAAGTTTTAACTTTTCCTCTGTCTGCTTAATAGCATCGCTTAAGAGGCTCTGTTTCTGCTTTAAAGCATCGACATTCTTAGGGTCTAACTTTAAGGCTTGATTGACTGTTTTTAAATTTTTCTGTGTCTCAGCGAGACTTTTATTGACAGCTCCGAGACTTTTAACAAGACCATCGGTTTTGCCGAGAATCTCTATAGTGATGCCTTTAATTGTTCCAGATGCCATCATGCACCTCCGAATAGTCTCTTAATGTCCGCAGATGTCGCTTCCTGCGGATATTCTTCGTGATCGTTGCCTCTTTCGATTACCATGTCGAAGATGTCTCCGATTGTGTAATAAACAAGGTCTTCAATTCTGATGCCAAGCTCCGCCGCCCTCAGCAGGAATAGTCCCGATGTCATTTTTCTTACTGTGGGCTTTGCAGGTTTTTTGGCTGTGAGTGCGTCTCCATATTTGCCGACCACATCTCCGTAACAGTCTGTGCGATATGTTCATCGAGTAATTCGAACATTTCATACTTACCAAGGAAATCAAGCATATCAACTTCGGTCATGTTTAAGACCTCTCTAAGAGGCTTTTCTGCAAGCATAGATGATATAAACACCATTGATTCAATCATTTCGGTCTTTTCATCGCTTGTCTTGTCATTCATTTCGGTAAATTCGGCAAATAGGTTTTTCTTAAAAATCGTTTTATATATGTGCGGTATAGCCGCATTGCTTTCTAGTGTCAGTTTGTTTCCGAGTTTCGTCTCAATTTCTCTTCTCATGCATACTCCTTTTTGAAAACAAGGGGCAGCCGAAGCCACCCCCATAACTATTCAGCTGTCACAGTAATAGCGCAAGTTGCTGAATCGGTCTCGTGATCCGAATCCTCAACTGTTGCCGTGATCGTTGCTGTTCCTGCCGCCTTGCCTGTAACAAGACCGCTGGTTGAAACTGTCGCAACGTCTGTATCGCTAGATGTCCAAGTGATTGTTAATCCACTCGGTACAACAGAAGCCGTGAGCTGAACTGTTGCGTTAACTGCAATTGACTCCTCAGCACTGCCGAGGATGATGCTAGGGTGTAGACGCTACAGGAACGGAATCATAGAATCCGCTATAAGCTGATGCGCCATAATCTGCATAAGCCTTGACCTTGCCATCGTCTGGTCTTGGTGAAATTGTGATGTTTACTGTATCGGTCTGTGGGGTAGCTGCCGCCTCAGTAGTCTGTGAAGTTACTGATGGTCTAGTCAGCATACAGCGATAGAATACATACCTTCTGCCGCTTTCGTCTCCCTGGAACTCTGTCATGATTGCGATATACTTCTTTATATCCTTGTTTGTCTCTGTGACAAGTCCGTCTGAAGTCTTAGTCTGTCCGAGTACGTTAAGATTAACGTCCTCCGGAATGAGAGCTGATTCGAATGTTCCTGTATAGCCGGAATTGCTTGTAAGCATAGCGTAAACGCTGTCATCAGCGTAGAAAGGTGTATCTTCGCCGGCGGCATCAAGTGTAAGGTTAACCGAACCCGGCCATGCCTTAACCGTGCCATAGCTTGATGTTACTACTCCGGAGCTTGGATTAGTGGTCTCAGTTACTACTGCGTAATGTGTATTCTTAAGACCGAATTTAATCTTGTTCGCCATTTTCTTCCTCCTCCGAGGTCTCAATGACCTCAATATTATATGTCCTTATAATGAGCCGTTCCGACTCGTTGATTGAATCGGAAGACTGCCAGTATATATCATCGAGCGCTTCCTCGATCTCGCTGAATATGCTCATTTGCGTTGTTAATGCATAAGCCATAATAGTTACCGACATAACTCTTTGGTATACCCTGTTATCAGCGCCGAAGTTATTATCGTTGCTTGTCTGATATGTGATAAAAGGGCATTTTGTGCCAATAGGCGCTTGATAGTAATATGTCGGAGCGATTTCATCGAGTAAAGCAACAAGTTGCTTCTTTGTCACAGCTTCTCCTCCAATCTCTTGACCATTTCATCGTTTACCCACTCTTCGACCGGCTTGATATGTGGTTGGGGGTTAACATGACCTATTACTTTTCCGTTTTTTACTACGTCATGACCATTCTCAAGAAGATGCGTGAGCTGGTATTGTTTGTTATGAATGATGGTCTCTGCATATTGTTTCTTTGCTTTCGTGTTGACTGCCCACGAATCAGCGTAATGTTTCCGGTTCTTCCTGCTTCGGGGCGATGATTGCTTGAGCTTTTTGATAGCTTCTTTTGCAACTTCCTCCTCCGTCTTAAGCATTTCGGAATCAACATCTTTGCAATACTCCGTGAGTATCTTATTGACTTGTGCTGTCAGATCCATTGTCAACACCTACCTTGTATCCGGCATATAGCTCTAAGCGGTCGAGCGATGGCTGATACGTTCGGATTATTCCGTAACGCTCGCCATTATACTCAAGTAATTGCTCGCCGCTATAGTTGACCGGGTTGGTAATGAATACATAAGACAGCGCAAGGCCTATTTCTCCGGCTCTGTAGAAATCATTACGTGACACGGAACGAACCGAGCAGAATACCTCTGTCTTTGTCTCGGATGCAACAGCGATGCCGATATCGTTCTTGGTAAATGATTCGCCAATAAGAGTGATAGTTGCGTCCATCTTATGCCTCCTTCATTTTCTCGCTGAATATCCTGTTATTCAGCTTGTACCTCAGCATCCGTGGCATTCCTTCGCCGCCGTCACGCCTCTGCCACATCCAAGCTGCATACATTACTGTAAGCTGAACGTCATCAATCGCCTCGTCATTAAGGGTTACTCCCTCTCTTGTGATTGATGCTTCAGCCGCCTTGATGTACTGACCGAGCCTTGTATCGTATGAATTTACTGATATGCCTAAGTCAGTCTTAAGCATTGTTAGCTTTTGAGCGTCTGTGATTGCCGCCATTTGATGCCTCCTTCTCCCTTTCAGGGGCTGGGTGGGAATTGCTCCCACCCAAATATATGAAAGGGGTAACTTATTTCTTTACCTTCTTCTTCGGAGCTTCCTTTGGCGCTTCCTTTGGTGCTTCCTTTGGAGGGTTTGGATTAGGTGTTGCGATTACTATCATAAGTGCCTCCTATTCCTCTGACAGCGTGAGTCCGCTCAGATCGAAGTTCCATATCTTCTCCTCGCCTGTTCGTGTA